AAACAGTTGAAGTTAGAGGCACAAGAAGAATGCTAGCTTCTAAAAGCAAAAAAGCAACTTGGTGCTAATCAATGTGGTTCTCGGCAATTAAATTAGCCGTTTCTGCTGGTAGTAAGATTTATGCTAACAAGCAGAAGACGAAGATGGCAATGTCTGATGCACAGCTTATGCATGCATCAAAAATGGCTCGTGGTGAGGAAGCTTACCAAGGAAAACTTTTAGAGTCGAGACAATCCGACTGGAAAGACGAGGCGGTTCTCATAATCTTGTCAACGCCGATTGCAATTTTAGCTTGGGCAGTGGTATCGGACGATCCAACTGCGATGGATAAGGTAAAACTGTTTTTTGAGATGTTTTCAGAACTTCCAAAATGGTTTACAAATTTATGGATACTTGTCGTAGCAAGTATTTATGGTATAAAAGGAACTCAAATATTTAAAGGAGAAAAAAAATAATGAAATCAAAAAAGAAAATACCTTCAGGTAAAAAAGGTAAAGGTATAAGAGCTTTAAAAAAGAAAGCTCCACAAGTTGCAAAAAGAATGGGCTACAAAAAAGGAATGAGAGCATGTTAAGTATTTGGACTTGGGTTAAAAGTTTATTTATTAAAGAGCAAAAACAAGCTCAGGTCATTGTACCTAAACCCATGGCTGCAACTAAATGTAATAGACATTTAAGATTTATAAAAAATTGTCCTGAATGTAGGGTGGTAGTTTATGGCTAAACTTTGTGCTAAAGGTAAAGCAGCAGCAAAGCGTAAATTTAAAGTTTACCCCTCTGCATATGCAAACATGTATGGATCAGCTGTTTGCTCTGGTAAAATAAAACCAGGTGGCAAAAAGAAAAAATCTAAAAAGAGAAAATAATGGGTTTAAGAAAATGGGTGAACGAGAAATGGGTGGACATTGGAGCACCGAAGAAGGACGGCAAGTATCAACCTTGCGGAAGATCGAAGGGGAGCAAAAGAAAATATCCGAAGTGCGTACCACTTGCAAAAGCCACACGGATGACAAGCTCGCAAAAGGCGAGTGCTGTCAAACGAAAAAGACAAGCAGGTAATACAGGACCTAAACCTACTAATGTTAAAACATTTACAAGAAAAAATATGAGTGAAGGAGGGATAGCCTAATGGCTGGAATAAAAGATTTATTAAAAAAAGGACAATCTAAAATAGCCGATGATGAGTATTATGCTAGCTTACAAAATATTATAGAAAGAGATCCAGGAGCTAAAGAATTTTTTAATCCAGATGACATTACTTATCCCGCAATGGATAAATCATCGGATAATTATAATTATAAAGGAATTCAAGTAAAAACAGACGATCCTGAAAAAGTTAAAAAATTATTTAAGAAAAGGGGTATAGATAAAATATATTCTCCAGAATCTACTTTTATAGAAAAAGTAAAAAAAGGTCAAAACCCTGTTGCAATTTTTGAAGAACCTGTAAAGACAGGAACTGAACCTGGAGATTTAGATAAGATTAGAACAATAGTTCACGAAGCCAGACATAAAATTATGATGAAACCAAAGTTTAAAGAAATAATGGATAAATATGGTTTAAGAGAAGAAACCTTTGTAAGATATTTAGATAATGAATTTTTTCCAGAAGTAGATACACCTTTACCTAAATTTAAAAATCAAAAGAAAGCAGATTCTGCATACAAAAAGGGCGTTGAAGAATATAAAAATAAATTTGGAGAAGAAGAAAAAAGTTTTTTTGATAGTATAAAAAATGTGTTTGCCTTGGGAGGTAAGGTTAATAAACCTATTACAGGAAGAGTAAGGGATATATAATGAGAAAAAAATCTAATCCAATCCCAAGAAGTAAAACAAACTACAGATCTACAAAATCTGGAGCAGGCATGACTAAGAAGGGTGTCGCTGCCTATAGAAGAGCAAACCCTGGAAGTAAACTAAAAACAGCCGTGACTGGAAAAGTGAAACCAGGATCAAAAGCTGCAAATCGACGTAAGTCGTACTGCGCAAGAAGTGCAGGACAATTAAAAAGGTCATCAGCAGAAACTCGTAACGATCCTAATTCACGAATTCGACAAGCACGGAGAAGATGGAAATGTTAAATGAGAAATGCAATACTACAAGCACTAGAAGATAAGTATAAAGCAGAAATATCTGCAGCAGATGCTACGATTAATATATACCTTACTAATTCAGTAGGGATTGGTGAGCATCCACAACACTTAGAAGAAATAGATAAACAATTAGATAAGATAGCTAACGCAGAAGAGAAATTAGATGCTTTAGATTCTTTTCAAATACCAAAAGAGGAAGAATAATGATTGATAAAAAAGAAAAAAAGTTGTTAAAAAAACATAAAAAACATCATAGTACAAAACATATGGTTCAAATGAAAAAAGATATGAAAAAAGGCACAACTTTTAAGAAATCTCATAATAAAGCTATGAGAAAGGTTGGTAGTTAATAATGTATGAACTAACTTTAGTTAATAAACTTCAAAAGGCGTTAAAAGAAAGATACCAGACAACAGGAGAATCAATGTTAGCTGGGACTATTGACAATATGGAGAAATACAAATATATACTAGGGCAGGCACATGCCTACCAATATATATTACAGGAAATCTCTAACCTGCTAAACAATAAGGAGCAAAAAGATGAGCAAGGAAGAAACGTTATCGATCTCAACAAAAGAGATCCCAAAGCATAAAAACGCTTTGGAAGAAAAATATAAAGAAAAACCAAAAAAAGAAGAGAGAGATCTTTCAAAAACAGAAGAGCATAAACTTCCTCAACCAACGGGTTGGAGAATTTTAATTTTGCCTTTTAAAATGAAAGATAAAACTAAAGGTGGTATCTATTTGGGTGATGCAACTTTAGAACGACAACAAGTTGGATCAAACTGCGGACTAGTATTAGCAATGGGACCACACTGTTATAGTGGAGAAAAGTTTCCTGAAGGACCTTGGTGTAAAAAAGGCGATTGGGTTGTTTTTGCAAGATACGCTGGAAGCAGAATTTTGATTGACGGCGGAGAAGTTAGACTTTTAAATGATGATGAAGTTTTAGCTACCGTACAAAACCCAGAAGACATCATCCATCAATATTAACATAGGAGAAAACTATGCCTGACGTAGAACAAAAAACTGTAGACGTAGATACATCTGGTCCTGGAGCCGAGGTTCAAATACCTGAAATCGATAAACCAGAAAATGAAGTTACAACAGAGGAAGTATCTAATGAAACAGTTATTGAAAACAATATTGAGTCCAATGACTCAATTGAGAAACCTGATGAGCAGTCTAATGTTCAAGCAGAAGAAAAAACGGAACAAGAAACAGAAAAGAAAGTCGAAGAAGAAAATAAAAAAGAAATAGATGATTACAGCGACGGCGTAAAAAGAAGAATTGCTAAGTTAACTAAAAAAATGCGTGAAGCAGAGCGTAGAGAACAAGCTGCTTTAGAGTACGCAAAAACAATTAAGACTGAGCAAGATCAACTTAAATCTAGATATTCTAAATTAGACACAGGTTATGTGTCTGAAATGGAAAATAGAATTAAGTCTTCTATGGAAGCTGCTGCATCTAAATTAGCTAAGGCTAGAGAAGATGGCGATCTAAAAGCTGAAATATCAGCTCAAACGCAAATATCTAAATTAGGTTATGAAGAAGCAAGATTAGCTGAAATCAAATCTAAACAAGATAATAAACCGGAATCTGTTAGAGAACCTGTTAAAGCAACAGAAGTCAGACAACAGACAGTTCAACAACCTATTAATCCAGATCCAAGGGCTCAAAGTTGGGCTCAAAAGAACAGCTGGTTTGGTAGTGAAGAGGCTATGACCTATACTGCCTTTAGTTTACATAAAAAACTAGTGGAAGAAGAAGGTTTTGACCCTCAAACTGATGAGTATTATTCTGAAATAGATAAGAGAATAAGACTTGAATTCCCGCATAAATTTGATAAAGTGCAATCACAAACGACTAATAAACCTACCCAAGTTGTAGCTTCGGCCAACAGAAGTAGCAAACCTGGTCGCAAAACTGTGAGACTCACATCATCACAAGTAGCAATAGCTAAAAAATTGAATGTGCCACTTGAAGAATATGCGAAACAATTAAAAATCACGAAGGAGTAAAAGCATATGAAAAAAATAGAAGAAAATAAAGCTTCCCGTGCGAGCCAAACAAGAGTTAAAGAAGAACGAAAAAAAGTTTGGACTCCACCGTCATCTTTAGATGCACCCCCTGCGCCAACAGGTTTTAGACATAGATGGATAAGAGCCGAGTCTATGGGTTTCCAAGACACTAAAAACGTCGCTGGAAGATTAAGATCAGGTTATGAGTTAGTTAGAGCTGATCAATACCCAGACGGAGAATATCCAGTTGTCGAAGACGGCAAATACAAGGGAGTAATCGGAGTTGGTGGCCTAGTGCTCGCTAGAGTACCTGAAGAGATTGCAAAATCACGTGCCGAATACTATGCTAAGCAAGGTATGGAGCAAGACGAAGCAGTAAACAACGATCTTTTGAAGGAAGAGCATCCAAGTATGCCTATCAATGTTGATAGACAGACTCGTGTAACCTTCGGTGGTTCAAAGAAAAGTTAATTTATTAGCTATTCCTACCCAACGAATTAACATTAACCGTAAAACTATGAATAATAGTTTTACTAACGGAGAAAAAATATGGCAAACCAAGACGCAGCTTTCGGAATGAGAGCTATAGGAAAAGTTGGCCAGAATAGAGATAACCAAGGGTTATCCGAATATAGCATTGCAGCTTCTGCAACAGCTATTTACCAAGGTGATGCAGTTAAAATGGCAAGCACAGGTACAATAGTAGTAGCAGGTGCAGGCGGAGCTATAACAGGAGTACTTAACGGTATTTTCTATACTGATGCTAACACAAACAAACCTACTTGGGCAAATCACTTGGCGGCTTCAAACACTGCTACTGATATTGTTGGGTTCATTTCTGATGATCCTTACGAGAGGTATGAAATACAATCAAACAACACAGGCGCTTCCGCATTAACTGATGTCTTCAACGTTGCAGATATCGTTTATGCAGCAGGAAGTTCACCGGACTTTGTATCAAAAGTTGAATTAGATGATAGCACATTAGCTGCTGGCTCTTCTGCAACTTTACAAATTCTAGGTTTATCTAAAGATCCATCAAACAATACCGTTGGCGCAGCTAACGTTAATTGGGTAGTTAGAATAAACGAGAATGAGTTAGATATGAACGTAAACGGCGTATAATAGGAGAATAGGAGAATAATTATGGCTATATCAAGATCACAACTAGTTAAAGAACTAGAGCCAGGATTGAACGCCCTGTTCGGCCTGGAATATAAACAATACGAAAACCAACACGAAGCAATCTATACAAAAGAAACTTCGGACAGAGCTTTTGAAGAAGAAGTTATGTTATCTGGTTTCGCTCAAGCACAAGTTAAGCCTGAAGGTTCTGGCGTAGTTTTTGACAATGCTCAAGAAACATACACAGCTAGATACACTCATGAAACAATTGCTTTAGCGTTCGCAATCACTGAAGAAGCGATTGAAGATAACCTGTACGATAGACTTGCGTCTAGATACACAAAAGCGTTGGCTCGTTCAATGGCACAAACTAAGCAAGTTAAAGCTGTTAACCCGTTAATCCAAGGATTACCGAGCACAGACAACTTTGATTCAGGTGATGGTGTTTCTTTATTTAACACTGCACACCCAACAATTGCTGGTAATGTCGCAAACACGTTAGCAACTCAAGCTGACCTTAACGAAACTTCATTAGAGCAGTCTTTAATAGACATCGCTGCAATGACGGACGAAAGAGGTTTAAAAATTGCTGCTAAAGGAATGAAAATGATTATTCCTTCTGCACTTCAATTTACAGCTGACAGATTGATGAAATCTGCCAACAGAGTTGGAACAGCTGATAATGACATAAATGCAATCAGAAACATGGGAATGGTTCCACAAGGTTATGTGGTTAACAATTTCTTAACTGATACTGATGCGTTTTACATCATTACAGATGTGCCTAACGGAATGAAGTACTTTGACAGATCACCTATCACTACAAAGATGGAAGGTGACTTTGACAAAGGAAACGTTAGATACAAAGCTAGAGAAAGATACTCATTTGGAGTTTCTGACTTTAGAGGTATTTTCGCTTCTGAAGGTGCTTAATTCGTACTAAAACAAATTAAAAAGGGGGCTTTCGAGTCCCCTTTTTTTATGGTAGAAAGAATAATTCCAATGAAAACATTTTCTATTAAAATAACTGCTTATGGATACATAACAGAATTTAAGGTCAAAGCCTTGGATGACGCTGAGCATTTAGAAAATGCTATAGTTGACAAACTAGGAGAAAATGATATTAAATGGGAATACTCTGATTTTTATGATCAGAGAAAAAAATGGATAACTTTTGAGGAGATCCAAGATGGAACACTTGACGGACCTATACAAGCAAAAAAGGTCCTTGGAGTTGAACTGGGAACAGGAACATCTTAAAGAGGGTAGATATACTCTCAATATGGTTAGAATTGATCATAGAGTAAGAGAATTGATTAACCATATTAAAATGGCTGAAGCTCTAAAAGCACATCAGTCAAATAAAATAGATGAGGCTGCGCCCAAAGTTTCTGTAGCTACTTAATAAAAAGCTACATCGTTGAAATCGTATTTTCTTATAAGGCTCTCTTGCACTTTATACAAAACTAAGCTATAAAATACACACTATACATTTAATTAGAACATAGACGCGTATAGTCGACGGCCTAGAGACTATGTTCGGAAAACTAGGAGGATATAATATGGCAAAAACAACGTTTTCAGGACCGGTGATTTCCAAAAATGGATTTCAAAATACGGGACCTGGCATGACAGTTAGCTTAACAGCTGACACAACTTTGACAGTTGCTTCACACGCAGGTAAGATCTTACTTACAAATGATGCTGACGGTAAATTTACTTTACCAAGTATTAATGTAAATAGTAATGGTGCTACTGCAGGTGATACTGACTTCAATAACTTAAACAACATTGGTGCAACTTTTCACTTTTATGTGGAAACAGCTGCAACTGATATGGACATCTTAACAGATGGTACTGACAAATTTAAAGGCGGTATCATGATTGCTGTAGATGATGGCTCTAAAAAAGCTTTCATACCAGGTGCAACAAATGATGTTATAACTATGAATGGTTCTACAAAAGGTGGAATCGTTGGTAGCGTCGTGTCTTTCACAGCGATTGATACAGCTACATATTTGGTTCACAATTCTTTATTGCTTGGATCAGGTACAATAGTAACACCATACGCAGACGCGTAATAAGTAATTAGTGTGGGGCTTCGGCCCCATACTTAAAATTTAAGGAGAAAAAATATGGCAACATCAGACCAACAGTTTTCTACAAGAACTTCTGACGGTAGATTTGGTAGAGCAACA